TTGAGGGTAGTTCAACAATTTCTGTTGGGAACTTAAACTTGTTTTCTTCCATAAATTTTTATTTGTTAATAACTGTTTTTGTTTATACATATACAAAATAAAAAAGAGCTTGACAAATGCCAAGCTCTCTTAAATATTGTTTTTGTTTTCTTAGATCAAAAGTTCAATACACAATAATCCATTCCTACTGTCATGGTAATTGTTTGTGCTTCGGCGTCTGTATCCCAGTTGTATCCTTTAAATGTTGCTGTTTTGATGAAAGCACCTTTAATGATCCATTCAGAAACTACATCACCTACTGGTCCTAATACGTTGAATGTTAAATCTTTTTTATAGAAATCAGAATAACCATCTCTACCTGTTACAGATTCGTGATGCAAACGTACCCATTCCATTACAGCTTGAGCACCTGATGGTGTGATTGGATCAAATAGTGTCATTGTAATGTCACCCCATGCTGCTCTACCTTTTACTTTACGGTATACGTTAATGTGGTTCAATTTAATTTCACCTTGTTCTATTGAGATATCACTAACCTCTTTTACAATATATGAAGGTATTCCATCCATATACATTATAAACCTGTTTGCAACTTTAGGTTCAAAGGCTGTGAAAAATATTTCATTTGGGTTTAGTACTGCCATTTTATATGTCTATTTTATTTTATTATAAATATTATGCTTTTAAACTTTTACGCTGGGAAAGTAGCTCCTGTAGGTAAAATGTTAAAGTTCAAGTAGATAAATTCAGCTGTTTTAGTTGGTTGTAAATAAATAGCACCTACCAATTGATTTCTATCGATTACGTCTGGTGTATTGTTTGAACTGTCCATTACTACTTTAAATGCATACAATCCTTGTCTTTGTTGTACTGAATCCAAATATGGATTTACTTGTGATAGGAATTGATTTCTTGTTGCAGCTGTATTTTGTTCAAATATTAAATTTGTTGCTACTTGAGAAATATATGATTTAAGTGAAATCAACAATCTTCTAACATTTACTCTATCTAAAGCTGAAGCTTGAGTTTGTAATGTTTTTTGTCCGTATACTACAACTCCTCTTCCTGGTAATGTAGCTAATGGATTTACTTTACCAGTATATAGATTATCTTTATCAGTTTGAGTTAATTTTCTTTCTGCTTGTCTTACTGTTGTTAAACCACCTCTATTAATACCTGCAGGTGCAAACCATGGCTCACTTACTTTATCTGTATAAGCATATACTCCTGGGATCATTGTTGAAGCTGGTACCCAAACAAGTTGTCCTGAGTTAGGGTCGGTTGTTTGACACCAAGGCCAATATGCTGCCATATATGAACTGTTATATGCTGATGCACCACCTATTACTCCTGTAACTGTAGATCCATATCCTTTAAGATCTACAACAAATATTGCATCTCCTCTGTTTTCAACAGCTGATTGTATATTTGTAATAGCAGTACCATTATTAGCTCCATCAGCAACCAATCCTGGGGCTGTAATTATATTGTATTTGTACTCATCTGCATTTGCTAATAATGAAATAGCTGTGGTATAATCAGTTCCTATAACTCCTTGGTAGTTGAATGATCCTACTCCCATATTATTATACATACCCATATTAGCTTTAACTAAAGTTCCTGTAGCACCTCCGAATGATCCACTTTGAGCTACTGGGATAGATGCTGTATATTGTGGTTTAGCAATACCATTATTATCAAAATAGTTTGGAGTTTTTAGATCTACTGATTTTACTCTTACATATCTTGAAGCATTTGCATAAGATCCAGTATATTGAATATAATATCCACCTGAGCCATCTGATTGGACTGTTGCTACTTGATCTCCAATTACTTTAGATATATAGTTTGGTGAACTAGGATCTAAAGATAGATTAGTATATGTTTCAAGAATTGATGGATTTGTTAAAGTATCATTTCCTTGTCTAATAAGAAGAGAAAAAGTTCCACTAGATGTATTAGGGCTAAGAACTTGCCATCTAAAATTATCAGCCGAACCACTTGGTAGTGAACCACTAACTTCAGCTGGCAATGTGTTATTCATTATATCACCAGGGCTTAATGTTTCTAATGTGAATGCATTAGTAGACAATGATGAACTTACTATTGAAGATGTTGCTGGTGTCCATGCTGCATTAGATCCAGAAGCAACTCTTGTTACTAACAATGAAGTACCTCCATTTTGGAAGTAGTTGTATGCTGAGATAGAAGTTAAGAATGTGTAAGTATCAGATGCACTTGTAAATGTGCTTCCAAAAGTTGCTAGATACTCACTATAAGTTGTAACTAATGTAGGTATGTTTACTCTACCTTTTACAGTAGGACCTATAATAGCTGCACCAGCTTGTACGGGTTGGGATGTTATCTGTGATTGATCATTTTCTATTGCCAATACACCAGGGGAAATTAATACTTCTGCCATTTTTGTATGTGTTTATTTTTGTGATAAATATATTAAACTATATCGAAAGTCTAATTGCTTGGAAGAAACTCTCCTGTTTCTAAAGAAATACTTCCTTGGCCATATTTATCTTCTAATTCTTTGGCTATAGCTATTTCTTGTTGTTGGAGGTCTTGCAAACCAGACTTTAATTGTTCTTTTTTTAATTGTAGATCCATTAATTGGATTTCTACATTTCCTACAACATTAACTAACTCATTAAATCGGTTTTTTAATTCTGTTAATTTTTGAATTTCTTCTTGAGTTAAAACTTGTTTTTCCATTTTGTTGTTTTTGATTATAAATATCGAAAAATTACCTTAAAATTAACAATACACATCAATTGAATAAACTCCTAAATCTGTAGGGAGTATATTAACAGTTTGCAATGGAGATGAAAATGGAGAAAAAATATTTGGGTTGGGTTGAATTGTTGTATTTATATTAACATAATTAGTTACTAAAAATGGACTTACAATTCTAAATGTATTGATGATAGGAGAGATAAAACTAGTTAGTGTTATGGGAGTCATAGTTGCATAAAATGTATCACCATTATTTAATACTAAGGTACCTGTTGCTCCTGTTCCAGGGGTTGTTGTGTTATTTAATACTAATGTTCCATTAACATATATTTTTAAATTGGATCCTCCAAGTCCAGAAAAATTTTGGGTCCAATATATTGTAGCTGATGAGTATCCATACCATTCACTTATAGAATATGGGGGTGTAGTGTTTGGTTTAATTGGGGAGAAAGGATTTAATATGGGGTATCCTGTGGCGCTAGTAGATGCGTTGAGTAGACTAAAATCAGATATACTCGGCATACCTAGTTCAGTTCGGATATCTCCTAAGCTAATCTGTCCACTTAAAGGTAAAGCCATTATCCTAGTTTAGATTTTAGTTCTTCTATTTGTTTTTGTTGATCTTTAATAGCTTCTATTAGTAAAGCTACTATTTTATCATATTTAACAGCTTTATATCCATTATCTCTAGTTGTTACTAGTTCAGGTAATACTTCTTCTATTTCTTGAGCTATAACTCCTATATCATGGCCTTCGTAGCTATGAATATTTTCTACAGGTATCCAATCGAATTCATATCCTCCTATTTTTTGTATTTTTTCTATTGGGTTTATGATTGGGGTTATATTGTCTTTTAATCTTTTATCTGATGTTGAAAAGGCAACTACGTCTCCAGTTGCGTATATGTACCCAGGAACAGCTGCTCCTATGACTTGAACACCATCTGTAACTCTAATACAACCGCCGTTTACTGTTAATACATTACTAAAAGGACCAAACTGTAAAGCAGTTGATGTTGTAGTAGTATTTGTTCCATTATTATATAAAATACAATTAGCAGTTCCTATTACATTTGTAGAAGTTGTTGATGTAGTAGCACTATTAGCATTAGTAGCACTAGTAGCCCATGATGAAGTTCCTGTTAAGTTTCCTGTAAATGCACCAACAAATGAACCTGTAAATGAACCTGTTCCTCTTAATGTAGTTCCATCCCATGTTAAATTTGTTACTCCACCAAAAGCACCACCATTATTATATTGTATTGAACTAAAAGGTAAACTTGGTGTTGTAGCTGAGATAGCTGCTGCTGAGGAAGTATAATATAACTGGCCTGTAGTATTATCAATAGTAACTAAAAAAGATTTAGATTGTGTAGTTAAACCTCTTAATACAACAGAACCTGTTGTATTTAAAGATCCTGTTAATATTACACTTTGAACTAATGGATTTACATATGAAGCCGTAGAAGAATATGATGAACTTATAGCATTCAAAACATATGAAGCCGTTTGAGCATTTTTAATATATGAAGCTGTGGTGGAAAAAGATGAACTTAAAGCATTTAAAGCATATGATGCTGTGGTTGCATTGTTAGCCCATGAAGAAGTTCCTTGTAGAGATCCAGTAAATGAACCTACAGTAGGTCCTACTACTGTTAATGAACCTGATATAGTAATATCATAATCACTTGTTCCAGTAAATGCATCTACAGATTGTGAAACGTGCCAAGATTGTACCGTAAAACTTTGGGATACTTGGTCGGTATTAGGTACAAATACTTTTTTTAATATTTTTGCCATTTATTTTCTTTATTTATAAATATTTTATTTTTATGCGTAATAGTTGTCTGGGTTGAATCTTATAGAATATGTTCCTGATACTATTTGTTTGTAATAGTGACCTATGATACGATTTTGGCCTCCACCAGGTGCTGTATCTGTTACTCTTCCTCCTGTGCTTAGATATAATGGTAATCCAGGTTGGTAAGAACCATATGATGAAAATGCATTTGTAACTACAAATCCTTGTAATAGAATTGTTATGGGACCACTTGTTGATGCATTATTTAGACATATTCCTAATAGGCTAGGTAAAGTAGTTGGATTACTACAATCAGCTGCACCCCATGTATCTGGGGTAGGTGTTAGATATATTATTTGACCTGCACTTAAGTTACTTCCAGCTATTCCTGAAATAGTCTCTCCATAATATTCTCCGGTAGCATCTGGTAATCTATTATAAGCTGCAAATGAAGTTATACCTGATGTTGGGATAGTGCTATTTGTTGTATCTAGTATTTTTATAATTCCATCTGATGCTCCATTAGTTAGTATACTTCCATCAAATGTTAAACTACTTTCACCATATATACCTCCACCTCCAGTGGCGGTTAATATATAGTTGTTGGTATTGTTTGTAATAGCTTGGGATATATTAGAAGCAGATACTGCTTTATTTGCCCAAGATGATGTTCCATTTAGCGATCCTGTTATCCCAGCTGTTACATTTAAAGATCCTGTTATAGTAGTAGTTCCAACTATTGTTGTACTACCTGTTATCGAAGTTGAGCCTGTGATTACTATTCCACTTTTTACTGTAACACCACCATCGGTAAATGTTGAAGATCCTGAAGATATAAAGTTGTCTTTTGCTGTAAGAGTTCCTATGCTAACGGTTAATGCTCCGTTAAAGTTTGAAGAACCTGTTACGGATAAGGCTGGTATTAGATTATTTCCTCTATCAATCGTAGCGGCTATAGAAGTATTATCTACACCATTATATGGTAAACTAACATATAGTGAACCAGTAGATACTGTTAAAGATGAAGAATATACTGTAGTTGAACCTGATAATATTGTATTTCCTATATTTCTTAAACTTCCAGATATAATAGCTGAGCCTGTATAAGGGAATGTTCCTCCTACTACAGATAAAGCATAAGAAGCGGTTAACGCGCTTTGTGCAAAAGATGAGCTTATAGCATTTTGAACATATGAAGCTGTTAAAGCATATGAAGCTGAAGTAGCACTTGTAGCTACTGTTGCTGTTGTTGCTGAACCAGCTGTTGTAGCTGATGTAGCTGTGCCTGCTGTATTAGAATATGTTGAATACGAAGATGTTGTTGAGTATGATGCGCTTACAGATTGTGAAGAACTTATAGAGGTTTGAACATATGATGCTGTTGTAGCATATGATGAGCTTAGCGTATTTTGTGTATATGAAGATGATACAGCATATGATGCGCTTGTTGAACTAGAGGCGTATGAAGAACTTATTGAACTTGAAGCCCAAGATGAACTTAAGGAACTAGTAGCAAACTGTGCGTTTAAAGCTAATACTGTATAATCTGTAGAAACAGAAGATAGGGCTCGAGATGCTGTGGTTGCTAAAAAGGTATTTTGTGCGAATGTTGAATATGATGAGCTTACAGAGTTTAAAATATATGAGGCTGTGGTAGCATATGATGAACTTACAGTATTTAAAACATATGATGCAGATTGTGCATTTTGGACATATGATGCTGTTATAGCATATGATGCACTTATAGAGCTTGAAGCCCAAGATGCACTTAAAGAGCTTGAAGCAAAGGTAGATGCTGGTGAGTTAAGCGCATATGAAGCGGTTATAGCGTTTTGGACATATGAAGCGGTT